CCGGGATATCCCGGAAACTCATCTACGGCATTGGCCTGATTCAGGTCTTGAGCCAGATTATCGATTGCGTCAGCCATAGGCATATATCAGTTTTTAGGGATTATGCTGTTGATTCGAGCTATCATCCAGTTGGCCACAAGCTTCTTTACCTTCGGCTTGTCCTTGAGCCACTTCGCGAACTTCTCAGCATTGTTGTCGTAGAAGCTCTTGAACCACTTGGGTCCAACGAGTTCCTTCCAGAAGTAGAACGCCTCCCACTGATCGGGGATACACTCACGAGCGACAAAGCATCCGGCAAGTCCGAAGCCCGCGTAGGATGTTCCAAGTTTTCCAATTCCACTAGCATACCCTTGGAACTGGTTCATGAAGGAGTTGGCTTGATCAGAGGTGTATTGGTTCTGAGCGTTTGTGAGTGCAAAGTTGCTTCCTGTTTTTAGAAGATCCGAAGGAGAACCCATTTGCATTCCTGAAGTGTACTGAGGAGAAATAAACGGAGTAGAACCTTGCTGAAGACCTCCAAGATTTGCCGCTTGCCCAACAATTGGTTGGAGTCCCAAGGCGGATTGTACGTTGGCGATGTTCTGCTGGCGACCAGCCAACATCTGTTGCTGCGAAGCCATCTGGCCTGCAAAGCTCTGTTGCGCCGCAGTGTTCCGTTGGCCAGTGGCCGCGAGGATGTTCTGGAAGGCTTCCTGTGCGTTCCGATTGGCGGTATCGCTTGTGCTTTGACCGCTCTGAAGCAATCCCATTGCAGCGTTCCAGCGTTGAGAGTTGGCGTTACCAAGAGCGTCTTGCAATGCGAGTGACTCACGAATAGCCGAAGGATTGCCAAGAACATTACCAATGGAACTGCCGCGAGCGCGAGCAGCCTGTTGGACTCGTCGCTCCATGCTTGGATCCAGAGTGCCAACTTGAGAAAGACCCTGCTGGATCTGGCGTTCAAGCTCGCTACGGATCAATTGAGAGGCCCCGGTATCCTGTTGGGCACCAGGCATCCCAACCTTCTCGTAGGTTGGCGACTCTATCCGCGTATCAGGGGCGGCGGCATCTCCCTTAACATCTTGGAGGAACTGGTCGTAGAGCTTGAACTTTTCAGGATCAAGAGCCTCCAGCTCGCTTCGACGCTGTTGAGAAAACTGAGTTCCAAATTGCTTGGCAAGCTCAAGCTGTTTGCCTGCAAGCTCTGGCGCAATTTGAGCAGCAGCCCTTGCAAATGCTGTAGCAACCTGAATGTCGCCAGTCTCGCTAAAATCATAAGTCTTTCCATCAACCTCGATTTTCCTGCCGAGTTTAGCGGCTGCTTCTAATGCCCTTAGTTTTGGAAATGTTTCAGCATTAGCCTCTACAGCCGCTCTATTAGCCGCTGCCAAATCCGGAGCTTTGTAATCATTACCTCCACACATCCGCGGGGAACCCCAAGGAATGCATGAGTAATCTTTAGCCCAGTCATCTTTGGCAAACAGCATTACGCTGTGAGCTAAAACCCTTGATGTATTAAAATCTATATTCATACTCCTCCTTCAAAAAGTTCAGTTTTCCAAATAGGTTTATATCCAAATCTCTTCATGTACGAGTTGTATGGACTTCTTTCGTTGCAAGCTATGAAATACTTAGGAAACCCTTTTGTCTCCATAATAGAGTCATAAACCCCTTTGAGGTGCATGCTATCTCTAGCTGAAACCCTTTCGGTGTGATTCCAAACTAACAGAAGCGGAACTCTTGCAATAGATGACGCACCAATGATCTCTCCATTTCTTTCAACCACATGGGTTGGATAATTGATTGAGTCGTTGTTTGCCCGTGCAGCTTGAAGAACTTGAGTTTCTTGCTCAAGCGTTTGTATCAGTCTAATCGTTGGAAATGCGCTCATTGCTGGGGTCTGACCGAATCAACGAAGCCAGAGAGAATGGTGGATTGCAGAGACAAACGACCAGCGTCTGCGGTTACCTTGAATTGCAAAGTATTCCAGCGGCCTTGGCTGATGAGGTTGTAAGCCTTCAGGAACTTCTGGCTTGAGGTGATAGCCAGCGCGGAATCAAGAGTCACGAATGTGTCCGACATATCCTTGGCCAACGACACTGCGGCGGTCGTGGTGGCGGTAGTGTACGGGTTATCGAAGGCGAACTGGACGCTGTACCCGATCTTGTCGGGGATGGGTTCGTTGAGGTTGTAAGCCTTGGTGATCACCGTGGATTCGTAATTCGCACCGCCATCGGTGTATGCGGAGCTTGAGACCGGCGACAACCGGGTGTTCGGGAGGTAATCGTTGAATGACCAGACCTGGCCCGCTCCCGCTGACACCGAGATGACATCTCCGGCAAACATGAGGACGGGTCCAAATGTTGAGAACGAGGTTGGGATGAAGTCGTTTACGATCCAGTTGTCCCAGTAACCAAGCCAAGAGCGGGCCAGTGAGTGGTAGACGATGACCGCGTTGTTCTCGTTGAGCGCGCCTTCGAAGGCGATATCGATGCTGTTCTCTGTCAGAAGTGCGTACTCGCTTTCGGTTCCAAGGATCGCTGGTTCATCGCTGATGAATGGAACAGCCAACAAGTATCGGTTGTTCCAGAACACACCGTCGCAGAGGTCGAGCTTGGTTTTGTCGATGCGACTGATGAGGTCGTTGATCGGGCTGGAGAGCGCGAGACCTACGCTGGTCTGGGTACCGGCTTGGATCTGCTGAAGAGATCGGATGCCGTCACGAGAGAAGAAGAATACGTCAGGACCAACCGCGGTGATGGACCGGTGCGATGAGCAGCCGATATTGCCGCTGATGAGTGATATAACCCAATCCGCAGGATCCTGCAAAGGATCGGCATTTACGCTCCAAATAGAGCGTTCCTTGAAGACGATGAGTTGATAGCCGAACCAAGAGTAAAGTCCCTTGATGGGATCGCCATCGCCACCGATCCGAAGAGACCCGAGAGGATCCCAAGATTCTCCATCGAGGATATCCGAGAAGTAGAGGGTATCGGGCTGGATGGATGTATCCGCGGAAACTGCGAATAACCGATTGGTGTGGGTGGTGAGATAGATCGGCTTGGCAGGAGGCGTGAGCGATACGAAGGCTACGGCGTGAGACGAGGCGGCAGGAGAAATAGTAATCGCTGGAGCGGTCGTATATCCGCTGCCGGGATCGGTGATTGTTATGAATACGAGATTACCATCGTTAGAAACAACCGCAGTGGCCGTAGCCGTGATGCCGCTGGGAGGGGCTGCGACGGTTATCGTCGGAATAGAGCCAAGATTCGATCCCTGATTGATGACATCGATACGGCTGATCTTGCCGGCTGTGGTGGAGCTGTTGAGGTTCGCGCTTGAGACGTATTTAAGCGTTCCAAGACCGTCCGAATAAAACAATTTGTCATTTAATTGAGCAAAATAGACGTAGGAAGCGGAAGCGTTGAGCGTTGAACCCGAGATCAGGTTGTAGGAAACGCCGGGTGATCCGTAGTAGAGGCTCTTAACGGATGTATTCAGGTCATTAACAGCAATGACGAGGCGTTCGGATGCGGCTGTATCGAAGTAAAAACCGGACAATACCGTCGCGTTGATGGGGAGATTGCTTCCGAAGTTGGAAGTCGTTGACTCCCAGTTGGTGATAATATCCTCCCAGTTGGCCGCGATGCTGTTGCCTGCCAGTGAAACGGCTCCTAGACGAGTAACGAGATTGCCGAAGTCGTCATAGTCCATGTTGATGGCCGATTCCATGCTGGTCGCAGGAATGCCATCGGGACGAGTGGCTGAAATTACGCCCGTTGAAAACCCAGTGCTTCCATCCAGAAGCATCTGGTCATCGAGAGCATCTGAGGATTGGAATGGCATGGCGGATTACAGGATGTCTTGGAACGTGTAATCGTACAAGCTATCTGGGATGATGCGGCTGATTTGCTGTTGTTGGCCGCGTTCCATGTCTTTCATGATGGCGACTTGAGCGGCTCCCTCTTGGAACTTGGCTTGGGCTTTACCGTACTGCCGAGAGTATTCGAGAAGATCGCCTTCAGTGTAGGCCATTAGAGCGTTCTCTACGCCTCGCAACTCAAAGTTGGTATCGTTGGAGATGGTGACCGCCTCACCGAACTGCCGCATTTGCGACTGTTTCTTGGCGAGGATGAACAATGTTCCATCGGCATTGGGTGTGGGAACGAGCTTGATGCGCGGAACACCGGCCTCGCCATAAGCTCCACCGATCAATCGAGTCCAATTAACAAAGTTGCCGGGGGTGGCTTTACGGCTATCGACGTTGTTCCAGGTGTTGGGATCGAGCTGGAAGAACGAGACCCATTCAGCGGCGGGCACTTCGATGCCATCAGTATCTCCGGTGACCGTGAAGCGGATGGCTACGGGAAAGTCGATGAAAGTGTTGTAACCGGTCCCTGAAGCGTAAGCGGAGGTGACGTAATCGGAGAGAGTGACGATCTCAGTTCCGGCGGTGACCGGGTGAGAGATAATGCCGAGGGTATCGTTCCACAGGCAGGAATCCCAGATCATTGAGTAGCGGCGGATACAGAACTTCTTTGCCAACGCGATGGTAGCCGAGTCTGTGAACGACAGCTTATCGCAAGCCGCCTGAGCCGCTTCGGAGGGTTTCATGCGAAGTATTCTTGCAAGATCATTGAGGAACTGACGCGGGCAGCGGAAGATGAGTTTGTTCCACTTAGAACATCTTGGTACGTCTTGTTAACCCACATTGACGGGAACGTAGCACCAGTTGCGTACAAGTGAATCTTGTAAGTCACAGCAGATGCGGATGCAGGTGAATCAAGAATCTGGATGAACTGACTGTTAAAGAATTCGGAGCTGTAAGGACCAATTCCTGTAAAAGGAGCAATGCCGTATAAACTGGATCCAATGTTATTTGACCCAATCTCTGTTCCATTGCGAGTTATCCTGAATGCTCCGTAATTGATATTTGTTCCTGCGTAATTTACCGCTATAGTAACCAATACGGTTGAAGCTATAGACCTAGGAGTAATCGATGTGGTGAGCACCGTTATCTCAGTTCCAGATCCAGCACTTGTAGCAACGAACGGACTCGCACCAGCGGTAGAGTCTTTATAGAAAGTCTGTTTTACTTGAGGAGCGGTTGTCGCACTTATCCCCAATGAACTAGCGGCAACAACCTTAACCTTGCTCGAATCGCTTGCGTCAGTGATCAGCACCTTATCGGCAGAAAGATCAACTGAAACGGTATCAATGTTTGGAACCGTGATTTGATTTGAAAGAATGGATACGAGATCTGCCGGTGCACTTCCAAGCGTAGTGTCTCCGTTAACAATCAGGTTTGCTTGCAGCGTTGCATCTCCAGTTACCCCAAGAGTGGTTCCAACGGTAGCCGCTCCTGTCACTCCGAGAGTAGTCCCAACGGTAGCGGCTCCGGTGACTCCAACGCTTGCTAGTGTGCTTGCTCCGGTTACCCCTAGGGTACCGGTAACTGCGGTATTACCGGTCAGAGTGGATGTTCCAGTGACCGCAAGGTTTCCTGGGACCGTGAGGTTACCGGTGAGCGTGGTTGCTCCGGTAACATTAAGCGCACCGCCTATGGTCGCTGCACCGCTTGTAGCGAGGCTTGATAGGCTAGTAGCCCCGGTGACGGCCAAAGTACCAGCAACAGCCGTGTTGCCGCTTGTAGAGGCCACCGTGAGCTTGTTAGTGGCTACGCTGAAGTCTCCGGTAGTATTGACTGCGACGTTGGAAATCTGGAGTGCAGAGTCATTGCCGCTGCCGTCGCTGATGGCTTTGAGCGTTGCGCCTACGGTGGAGTTGTCGGAGTTCTTGAGTAGGCCAGTGTAGGTCGATGCAACGCTACTGCCTGTGAGTGGTGTTCCCATATCAGTTCTTCGGTAAAACGTACCAACCTGCCGGCAGCACCACCTTGGATGGCCCCACCAGCTTCTTATCAGAATCGAATCCGTAGACGCTGGCCTTCACTGGCTGGGCCAGCATCACCGGATCACCGGAAGGGACCAGGACCACCTTGGTCATCTGGCAGCCCAGGCAGGTCAACAATGCGGTCAGCCAGATCGCTCTTGAGGGCCTCGGGAGCTTTACCATGTTGCACATCGGTGGGTGGTGTTTCTCGGAACCAATCCAACAGAGCCTTGAGGATCTGATAGACCCAGTTCACGGCTTAGTTTCGATGACGGTCTTGTCGGCATCCTTGGCCATGATTAGGCCGAGGCCAGCAGTGACCGCTGCGATGGTCGAGGCGATGTCGATGTTGGTGCTGGGATCACCGTCGAAGGCAGCCCGTAAGGCCCCACCAACAGCGACAAGGATTGCACCAAGACCAGCGAGAGTTGTTTTCGTGTTTTTCATTTAGAGCGGAATAATCGATATGCTCCGTAGCAGGCGCAAAGTAAGCCTATCAGCGCGGTGATAAGTCTTACCCAGTCAGTGAGCACCGGAAGAAACGAAACAGCGGTCGCCCCTGCTGCTGCTGCTAGGCTGAGTCCAGGGCTGGTGCTGCTGTTCGTTGGTTCCATTACTCGGGCTTGGGTTGAGCGGCTGCGAGGATTAAGTCTGCCAAAGGAACGCCTACCTTAGCGTTCTGATAGCCACCGGCTTTGATGGCAATGTCGATGAGTTGGAGGAGGCTGTTGGCCTGCTCCTGGGTGAGTTCTATCTTGATCATGCGGAGGGAGCGTCAGCGATAACCACAGGCTCCGCAACCTTAACCGGAGGCGGCACCGGAACCCACGGCAACGGCAGCGTAACCACGGGCGGATTGATCTGGTTCTCGATCTGCTGCGTCACGTTTGCCTCAATGGCGGTCTTATCGACACCGTTCTCGTAGCACCAGTTCAAGACCTGCGCTTCGGTCAGATCCTCGTATGGCGTGAACTCACCACTCGGCGGCTGGAACGAGCAGGAGCCGTAGCAAGTGCCGCTGTAGGTTTCGTCGGTGCCGTTGCATCGCCAATCGGCGGTGATTACGACATCGGGATTGGAGCCTTCGGTCGGCTTGACGAGAAGGCGTTCGATGATCCAGAGGATGGTCATAAATTAGCGGGCTTCGAGGGTTTGGACGCGGGCGCGGAGCGATTGGATTTCGGCAATCAACAGCGGGACAAACGAAGAGACATCTATTTGCTGGTACTTGTCTTTGCCATCGGCATCGACTTCGTCCTTCAGTCCGGTGACAGAGTAAGGAGCAACCTCTTGCGCTTCGTGTGCGATTAGCATCGGTCGTGCAATCGTCGCACCTTTCATCTTTCCGACATACACCTTCAGCGAATCAATAAGAGAACCGCTGTTTGAAACAGGTCCGATGATGTCCTTTGAGCGATAGTCGGACGTAACATTGTAAGCAACAAGACCACCTGCGCGATTGTAAGTGATTGATCCACGCGAAGTGAATGAAGCTTCAGTTCCAAAAAGGGCAAAGCTGTTATCTCCAGATGTGGCTTGATTATGAGCCAAAACACACCAGAAGTTTTGAGCTGGTTGCTGGAAAATCGCAGCCTGTCCAGAAGCACCGGCCAAAGCGGTTATCTTAGCACCAGCCGTCGTCGTCCCCACCAGCAAATTCCCACTCGCATCGAGGGTCATTGCTTGGGTGAAGGAGAACGAATTGCCAGCCGTTCCAGAAGCAGCATTGAACCACAAGTGCTGACCAGCATCCTGAGAATATAAAGAGGCTGCTGCGGTATTGACGTAAATCTGCTGATTCGACGCATTCTGAAATGCGTTCTGGTAGATACGAAGGTGTCCAGTGGTTCCAGAAACAACCGCCCCACCTTGAGTCTGAATCGCTTTGTAAGAACTATTCCACGCACTCGGCGTAACCCCCACGCCGACGTTGCCGCCGTTCGGCTGTAGAATCAACGAACGATAACCTGTTCCAGATTTTACTGATCCAATGTAGACGTACTCGTTGGTATTGTTCACGCCAGCGTATAGCCGCATACCGCCAGCAGCGGTATTTCCAACACTCAGCGGAGCAGTTTCATCGGTCAAATCTCCGGTCTGATAAACAGACAATCGGGTTGATTTGGCTGATTCTGGAGCAATCCCAATCCCCAACCCCGTAGAGTTGAGGGTCATGGCGGTGGTGCCAGCAAGTCCAAACGAAAGTGCGCCAAGAGCGGATGACGCATCTAAAGTCGGACCTGTCGCTCCAGCGGAAAGTGTCGCATACTGAGTCGGCAGACCAGCGCGACTAACGCGAACTCCAGTAGCTCCAGATCCTACAACCTCAAGAATGTCATTAGGCGTGGCAGTCAGAATACCCACCCGATTGTTCGTCGAATCAACCTTCAGCGTCGAGGTGTCCACCGTCAGATCGCCGGTGATGGTGGCGGAGGCGAGGGTGGCGGTGCCGCCGGAGCCTAGGATCTGGTTAACGGTTACCTTCTTGGTGGTACCGCTCGCGGCCATGCTGGTATCCAGCAAATCCACCATTGGAATGGGGAAGGTTGCCGGATTAACCGGATTCAATGAAATGGCCGTTAAGGCTGTGATTTTTACGTCTGCCATATTAGTTAACTGTTAGAATGAATTTGTCCGACGCTTCCGTTAAAATGTTAATTGATAACAATCCGCCTTCAAGACTCAGTACATCATACGTTCCATCTGATGCTACAAGAAAATCTACCGCTATAACAGTAAACTCTAGAGCAAAAGGCTGTGCATCCTCGGTAACAATAGCCCTTCGCAAGACAGGCGGATCGACGGGCGTGACGTTTCCGCCAGACCCACTCGAAGCCAATCGTGTTCCGAGAGCGAGTGTCACGGTTAGGAGCTGATGATTCCGTTGAACGCGACCACCTGACCACTGGAAAGCTGGAAGCTTGTGATCGGTCCAGGAAGCGTAATTCCAGCGGGGATAGAGGTAGCGGACCAAGTACCGCTGATTCCATTACCGGTGATCGAAGTGAAAGTGGTGACGGCAATCGTGGTGATCGCAACGAATGGACCAGTGGTCAACGCGGTAGAGGTCACGAGCTGGAAGCCCGCATTGCCCATCGAGTATTCAATGGCGTTGTTAGTTTCTATGCTGCTCATATGTCCCAAATTTTACGGATCTGATTCTTGCTGAAAGTGCTTTCAAAGCGGGTACCCTGCCGGTTTTCCATCCGGCTAAAGCCCTGCTTCACCTTGTCCTTGAGTTCGGCTTCGCGAGCAAAACCGGTAACCCCGAAGCGGGCTACCGGCTGCCTCGTCCAGCGTTCACCCTTGATCACAAGAGAATCGGTTCCCATTGGAGCGATTTGCTCCACGGACTTGCCTTTGTTCTCGAAGGTGTAGATCGGCATGTTAGGACTCCATCTCGCCGTCGTGCATCATGGCCATCTTACGCATGCCTTTTTCATCCATAGTCTGCTTTGCTTCCATGGCATCGTCTCCCGTGTTTTCGTATTCAGCGGGCATACCGTTTACGGTCTTAATTTCAACGTAAGCTTCACCGTTCTCAAGCTTGCGAAGAATACCCCGCACATCATCGAGTAGAACTTCATCACCAACCTCGGGGGAAGCCTGTTGGCCATCTTCCGTGTCAGTGGAAAGAGCCTCGACTGGAATCGCAATCATTGGCGCATTGTTGTCAGCCTCATCACATCCGCAAGCGGAATGAGAAGGGGCACCACCGATTTCTCGATGATGCCCCTTTGGGCTGACGGCAATCACCGTGATGGTGGCCGTCTGTGGTCGCATATTACAGCGTGGTAGAGGTCTTTGTACGATGCACCAAGTACCAGACTGGGTTAGCAGTCGAGGCAGTGTTACCAGCGGCCAAACGCAGAGCGGCGAAGTACAGCTTCACACCAACGGTGACGAGCTGGTTCAACGGATCGCTCTTGTCGGGGGTATCGGTGATCACAACCTTCGGGGACAACGGATCATCACCGGTCAAGGCAGGGATACCGAACGACTCGTTACCAAAGAAGAACGAAGCGATGATGTCCTTGCTGACCGCCAGACCACCACCCGCGGCACTCGCCTGATAGATGAACTCATCAGCCGCAGTAGCGGAACCAGTGCTGACAAACGAGTTGGTCTGAGTAACAACGCGGCAACCGTAGATGGAACCCACCTCGCCCTTGTAGAACGGGACGCCCTTGTTACCGTAGTTGGAAGCGTTCAACCAATCGGAATCGCGCATCAAATCACGGGTAACACGGGGATCGGTCGCCAGGACGTAGCCTCCATTGATCATCGGAGCGCGGTTACGCTTCAGGCGGGTCATGGAATCGAGGACAGCCGCGGCGGTCATCGTAGCATCGGCAGCGGCGGTAGCACTGTTCAGACCAGAAAAGGTCTGAGTGGTCAACGTAGCGGGGTTGCCGTACACCTTAATACCGCCGGAAGAAGCGGCAGTGTTACAAGCATCCGAGTTATCGAACGTACCAGCACCCTCGGCGGCGGAACCGATAGAGGAACCACTCGCAGTGAGGTTAGAACCAACCAAGACGTTACGGATGACCGAGTCAACCCAGAGGGCCATATCCAGACCGGAGGTCTTGGTGGCCTGCTGGAGTGAGTTGAACAAGTCCGTAGCGCGGAGGATGTCGGTCAATCCGATCACCTGACCGTACTGAGCGAGGCTCTTGCTGAGGCTGTTTAGAACAAGAGCGCGATAGTTCGCAGTGGTAATCGCAGTTCCCTCAGAAAGGGATTGGACACCAGCAACGCTCGGAGGACCGAAGCGGAACATCGTGATGGCCTTGTTACCATTGTTCTTAGGGATCGGAGCCTTCATGGCGAACTGATCAAGAACCGTCTCCTGTTGGACGATCGAGAGCAGCTCCTTGCTGAAGTAGTTCTGGAACTGACTGGTTAGTGTGGATGAAGAAGTAATACCCATATTTTAGTTGTGGTTGTGCTATTGGTTGCTTTCCCGGTCGAACTCTCTTGTCGCTCGCATGAGCGCATCCCTTTGCTCCTTCTGGGATAGCTTGGAAAAATCCTTTTCCTCTGCTTTGAGTTGTCCTGCCGGAACGCTTTTACCAATGGCGGTCTTCTGCTGGAGCTTGTTGAGCTGTTCTTTCAGAGACTTATTCTCGGCTTCTACAGACTGATATCGACCCGCAGTATCTTGGAGCTTCATCAATTCTACCGCATGGGCTAACCCATTGGGCAGCGTTGTTAAGATCGGAATGCGATGCAACAACTCAACCGTTCGCTTGTACTCGGGCGTAGACTGATCCTTCAACCAAGTCTCTTTCTCGGACAACTTGTTGAAATTATCTGCCCAAGTCCTCGTAAAGCGTTCCTGCTGAACCTGCTGCTGCTTCACACTCACGGTCTTACGGACGCCATCAGCCTTAGCTCGCGCTGCTTTGGCCAACTGAGAGTCACCATCCGCATCGAATTCCTTGGCCGCAGCCTCGTAATCCTCCGCAGTGTAACCCTTCTCGTCCCGAAAAGAATTGGTATCAGCAACCGTGGATTGCTCCCGTTGTTTGCTCCACTCTTCCCGTTCACGCTTCACCGCCTCGCGCTCGGCCCTGATGGCCTCCTTCTCAGCGTTGATTTGTTCCCAGGTCTTGGTCTTTCGATTCTGATCCTGGGCGAATTTGCTCTTCTGATCCTTCGGCTTCTCCTCCTTCTGCTTGGCCTTGGAATCGGTCTCTGACTTACTGCTCGTGCCTACATCATCTTGCTCGCCACCATCAACCTCTTTACTGGCACTCCTCTCATTGGAGGAATCTTGCTCAACCGAAGCTGACTCGTTTTTATTTTGAGTCTGCTCCCGTGGTTGGCTGTCGATATCGACACCAGCATCGTGATCATTGGCCAAAGCGAGCATCGCATCGGCACTCATTGTTTCATCTGACATATTGTGCTTGTATTCGTTTGCTGGTCCGCACAGACGCAGCAACCGCAACTTTGATCCTATGTATTCGTGACAGAATCCGGATCATCTTCCTGTCCCGTAATTGATTCTCGGTCAGCCATCATCTCGATGACCTTCACAAGACTGGCCTGACCCATTGCAAATCCAGAGGAGTATTGCAAATGGTTTCTGTCCGTAATTGCAGAAGCGTTCTGCATAAGAACAGTGTTCAGGAGAGCGTCCTTGAACTTTTTTCCGGTCTCGCTCTTGAAGAAGTTATTGAGAGTGGTCGCGTCATCCCTGTTCCAAGGAAGCGCATCGACCCAGCATTGATGCCGGCCAAACGCCCATGCGGCGCGGACTCGTGAAATGAATGAGATCATCACTTAGCCTTCTTGCGACCGGCTGCGGCGCGGCGCATGAACTCCGCGGCCCCAAGATTCTTGCGACCAATATATGCCGCCAGAGCTTTGGGATCATCCGCGCCCTCCTTCTTGAGTTGCGTTGCCAGTTTGCTGAACTTCGATTTTTTCTTCATAAATTTACCACATTTTACATGACCAATGCCTTGGGGTTGTCTTGTCAGTCGCAGTATCGCAATTCATACGCGCTCTGAAACTCTTGCGCCGCTCGGGATCGTCCTTCTTGATCTCCATATTGGGATCACCAAAGCGAACCCTGATCACTGTGCCCTTCGGATTGCGGACGTACACCGCCCGCTTCTTCGTTTCGCCCGGTGTGTAGAAGGGTTTTCCAAGCGAGACTTTCTTTCCTTGGTACTCGGCCATATCAAGATTGGAATAGGGGTGAATCCTGCAACTCCTTGATGTTCTCCTGCCTCTTGGCCTTCTGGAACCTGATCTTTGGTGCCACACCCTCATCAAGCTGCTCCAAATTGGTAGCTATATGAGGAGTAGGGGCCGGAATTGCAGCCGGAATTGCCTGAGGGGGTTCAACAATGTTAGTCATGGCGTGAAATTCACCGCACCAATCAAATTCTAGGACAGTGGGCCAGCAAGTTGGCCTACTGGTAGGCGGAAACCGCCGGCAGGTCTTGTCGGAGGCTCGATATCGGCAATCTTTGCAGGTCATAACTTATTGAACTGGTGGCGGGGCCATCTGCGGAGCCGGTGCGGCGGGCGGCATTGGCATTTGAGGCTGCTGCTGCTGCTGCAACAAACCGCTGCTGGTCAGGAACTTCTGGATCTCAGCCCGCAGTTTCCGCGCTTCATTGGTCGCCACTTGCTCGTATCCCTGCAACAGGCTGTCGATACGCACCATAAACGCATTCTTGGAGGCAGGACTGAACTGCTGACCCTGCTGCATGGCCCCATTCAGGTACTGCATCAGCACACCGATACGGCCCGCGAAGTTCTGACCCGGTTTGGCCGGTACCGGGATGCCGATTAGCAGTGTCGGGATCGTCTTGGTCTCGTCCTCCAGCTCATCTTGCTGCTTCTGACCTGGATCCCGAAGCAATCGCTTGATCAAGCTCGGGTCATCCAGCTCCATGATGCTCTTATCTAGCTCCACTTGATCGACCCAGGGGCTGTTCTGGAACAGTTGCTTACGATTAATGGCCTGCTGAACCATCATCTGCCGGCTGACCATGTCCATACCGCCCTTCGGCTCCAGCTCATATTGATCGTGCAATGCCACCGGATCCGCATCCAGCGAGTCCTCCGCAAATCGATATCGCAAACTCTTGGAATCATACTGAACATAAAGTCCCCAAGCCTGCCGGTACAATTTGCCCAGTGCCATACGGAACAATCGCGCCCGCAGATCCCCACTCTGCATCGCCTGAGCGTTGATGCTCTGGATCTCGGTCGCCGTTCGCCGGTCACTGCCCCCGCCCATCGCACTGCCCATCGCGTAATCCGGACTACCGATCCGGTTCTCCGCGACCGCCCGAGTCTGGTTCAGCTCCTGATCGAAGCTCACCGGGGGCTGCGGCATCTGGACCGGGGCCACGCCATACGGCAAGATTTGCCCGGGCGAGAACCTCAGGTTGATACTGTTCGGCAGCTCCCGTTCCGCTCGAAATAGCGGGCGATTATACAGCGTCATCGCATCATGCTTGTGATTCCACATTGAGGTCATCGACAACTCGAACGGAGCCAGGATCTCGCACACGCCCCGCGGGCTGAACCAACCCTTGTCCTTGATCTCATACGGGAAGTCCACAAAGGGACATTGGCCATGATCATATGGCAACTCCATCGGATCTCGCAGATCCATGTCCACTGCCGCTGGGCTGTACAGATAAACCTCCCACACCCCGTCATCCCGCTTCTTGTACACCTCCCACACAATCACCCCATCGGTATTGCTCGTGTAAGTGATACCCTCGCGAAGCTGCTTTGCGTCTTCCTCGGTCGCTGCCCCTGGCACGTTATCGTCCTGCTGCGGATTACCCCGAATCTTCTCGATCGTCTTGGAATCGTTCTTCCACCCGAACTGCCCAGCCATCCGCTTGTACGCCCCCACACTCATCGGCATCACATGCACCGCCCAATCTGCATCCTGCAAATCCACGGTGTATGCCGGCACAATGAAATACATCGGGTCAATCGCCTCAAACCCCACCCGCTTATCACCGGGATTCCAGAAGCACTTGATCACCCCGCGCCCGCTCATCAACGTGTAATCCACCCAGCTCAGGATCTCATCCGTGAAATTGGTCTTGTCCCGAATCTTATAATTGAACCAGTCCTCCGCCACCTTCGTGTACGCATTCAACTGCTGGCGCATCGGAACAAAGCTGGCCACTACATCCATCCCTAACGCCTGCTGGAGGAACAGCGGCTTGAGCTTCTCGATCGCCGTATCAATGAGCGGCCAATGCAGATCCGCGGCCTTGGGCCAGGGCTTATTGGTACGTCGCAATCCGTGATGGCGTAACTCATACCACCGAGTCTGCCTTATCTCCCACGGGCTTCGCTGGGCAACAGCCTCAACAATCTGGCCCTGCAACGAATTCCGCTGTTTGTCGCTCATCATAAATGTATGCCCCCCTTTCTATCCCCCAACCTCGCATCCAGCAAGCGAAGACCCGGTTTCCTCCACCGGACCTATCTCATCCTCCATCCTTTCAAGCAAGCTCCTTCCATCCTCGCCCAACGCTTTCAGGTACTCATCCATCCGCTTCCCGCCACCACCGCAAAACGCCAGTACCATCGCATCCGCCCGATCCGGACTATTCACCCCGCGGGATCGTAGCTCGTCCTTACCCTCCAGAGTCAGCTTCCCCTTACCATTAGTCCGCACCTTCCTACTCACAAACTGCTGCAATAGAATCTCGTCCGTTCCCACCGGCCCCAGATTCACCTTCGCTTCCTCCACCATACGCCCGAACTCGATCCACATCTCCGCCGCCCTATTCACGAACTGATCATCCCGAATGGCCCGCTCCCCAAAGTTCACCCGCCGCACATCCCAACCCTCAGACCGGAGGGCATCGCACATCACAACCCCCATACCGCCCACATCCGCATAGATATCCGCAGCCTTCAGATTCCACTTCCTGAACTCCGCTATGAACCTACCCACACTGGCCATCGTGTCCTTGTCCCGCCACCGCACCAACCCCTTAACGGTATTACCCTGGCGAATGACGAGGACACTCTCATCGCCGCCCGCTGAGAAGTCACAACCCGCGGTCAACGGCTGACCCTCCGTATCCTCTTTAGGTGGGCCACTTACCACCCTCTGCCAATCGATCGTCTTCACCGCCGTCAAACTCCCGTCGTCCTCCATGAACTCCGCATAGATCATCGATCTCACAAGCGGATGCCCCTCGCCCCATCTGGCGAACTGATCATCAATCCACTCCTTCCGGATATGCGGACAATCAAACGCCGTCACCGTAAAGGTATTCCACTTCCCGTCATTGCGCCGGAACACATCGTAGAAATAGCCGGAGGAGCCACCGGGGCTACTCATCAACAAAGTCCGCGTTGGCTGGCACCGTTCCATCGACTGGAATATCCCGTCCGGTACCGCCTTCGCCTCATCCACAATATACAGCAAATCATTGCTCGGCCCCTGCACATGCCAGCCCTCCGCCTTCTCAGGATTGCTCGCGCTGAACCCTATGCACCTACTCACTAACTCCTGGCCATCTACCTTCTTCGGGTACACATATCGGATCTCACCGTCCTTGATCGAGAACCCATTCTCCTCGCCTCCCAATCCATTGATCATCTTCCGAAGATGCGGCCACAGAGCATCGGCCACCTGTCGGTACACACCCGCCGTACATACCACAAGGCTCCCAGGCCAGCGGAGCATGTGCCAGACAACGGCAGATGCGGCTACCATGCTCGTCTTTCCAGATCCATTCGCGGCCTTGAGTGCTACCTTGGAATGCTTCTCGTTCAACGCTCCCAGCACCTTCTCCTGCCACGGGTACACATCGCGAAGCCCTAGCATCATCTTAGGGAAGTTGGCCAAATGTTGTGCCTCCTCAAGGAGCTTACGCTGCTTCCATGCAGGGATATGCGAACCCATTCCTAGTGAAGGGGATTTCTTCCGTTTAATTTGCTTGACACTCATAAAATTGGGTTGGGTACGGATGGGGGGTATAAGGTATCACCCACCCCCTGCTGGGTGGTCCCCCGCCCCCGTCGTCCTATTACCATAGCCGCTATCCTACTACGCTATTCCTATTCCCTATCCTATTTAGATTGCCCACCAAAGGCACCAAGGAGATTGCCACTAACCGATAACTCTTTGCCACCTTTACCTGTATGTTCGAGTGAAGCCCTTGCTACGTAACCGCGGGTGCGTTCGAGCATCCACCCCGCCGCTTGCCAATTGGCTTCACCGCTCATGATCTTCCTTTGCAGCAGCAACTCACCCTCAGCCCTCGCTTGATCAAGCTCCTTCCTGAACGCCGGGTTGGCGTTAATCCACCTGGACCATTGTGTCTCGCTTGACGAAAACCCGCACAGCATCGCGATGCGTTCAAGCGGCATGCCGTACCTGGCCGCTTCCATCGCCTTGTTTTTTGTATCGGGTGACAGGACCATTTTAGTGCCCCTCTCAGGCTTTGCCCTCATCCTCACCTTCACCAGGTCACCGCTCCCTTTCGCTTTCATCACCCCCGATAGCATTTTCTCATTCTCTTGTATTCCAGCGTTGACTCCTCTCGTGAACCGTTGCACTCTCCTCCCGTGAACCGATCATTGGTTCCCTCTCAAATCATGAAATCCCTAAAACCCTTCCTAACCGCCCTCGCGCTCTTAATCGGCGCGGCACTCGTAATCTCAGTATTTGCGCTCATCGTCGCCGAATTCATCGTCGGGGGTGTTCTATGAACAACGGTTTCATCCTCCACGAAGACCAGCACCGCGTTATCATCGCCACGGGCTTCAATCACCCCAGCGACAACCGGAAAACCGGCGACATGATCCAGATCTGGATTCTAGTCCGTTCTGTGAGCCCTACCGAAGCAATCCGCACGGGCTTGGATCGGCTTATCTGCGGCAACTGCATGCATCGCGGTCACGAGGTTGACGGCAAACACGGTGTGGAAAGGACATGCTATGTGAATCCCGGGCAGGCTCCGCAGGGAATCTGGAGGGCATGGAAAGCGGGCAACTACCCCTTGCTTCGATCCCTTGAATGCTTCGTTGGTAGGAAAGTCCGCTTCGGAGCCTACGGCGATCCCACATGGATCCCCCTTCCCCTTGCGCTTGCGATCGCTGGTGTGGCTTCCGGTCACACCGGCTACACACACCAATGGCGCAAGCCATCACTCCAAGCGTGGCGTTCGCTTTTGATGGCCAGCGTTGACTCGGTGGCGCAACTAGTCATCGCTCGGTCAATGGGCTGGTCAACCTTTCGCGTGGGTTCCGAGGCTTCCGTTGGTGAATCCCTTTGCGCCAGCGATCGCATCGGTACCCCATGTTCCGTGTGTCAACTATGCGCCGGGAACCGTAATGGTCTCGAGTCCGTTTACATTCCACCCCACGGAAACGGTTCAGTCCATTTCATTGAAGCCTGAATTCTCCGGTCAGCCTATCGGAAACGGTAGGTTGCACGGGCAATTGATGCCCTCACAAACCATCATGAAAACCATCATCACACAGAACTCATTCGTTGAAGCTTTCCGTGCCTGCGGGCGGGAATCGCAGTTTAGCTACCACGCCCTGCGGGCACTCTTCGAGCACCTTGAAAGGGTGGAGGATGACACGGACACGGAACTCACCCTTGACCCCATAGCCCTGTGCTGTGAGTGGGCCGAGTATCCCACGGCCCTTGCCGCGGCAACGGATTACGGTTTCATTGACGGTGTGGACTCCAAAGATGAGCACCCAATTGAATGGCTCATGAACCGCACGGACTGCGTTCGGGTGTGGGAAAACGGCGTGATCATCCGTAATTTTTAAGCTTATGAGAGACATTATAGAAACCTTTAAACGCAGCTCCGACAAGCAAAGCCTGAAAGCATCCGTGGGGCGGGCGATTTTTTGCCCACGCTGTGAAAACCTTATGGACTATCGTCGCGCCGTTGAATTTTCCGTGTGGGAAAACGAGACGGGAAAATGCGCCACCGTGCGGGCGATGTGTGCGCCATGCTGGGACGGTGTGCGTGAGTTGGTCACAAAGCCCGGTATGAAGTATCGGGTGGACGTCATCGATGGGAGGAAGCTTTGAAACCCCTCCTTCGCGTCCTAGGTTACCTCGGACTTTGCCTGCTGTTTACTTTGCTCTTAGTCCTCTCGGCCCTCGCAGGAAACGGTAGATAATCCCAATCCACTCACCCCGCCCCGTAGGTTCACCCCTACGGGCTTTTTGTTGCCCCGAGGGTGTGGACACCCCGCTTGCCGCTTTCCTTCCTAGTTGGCCAATCGATCCCCTTGTGTGTGGTTCCTTCCTTCCTTGTCACTGGTCACTTTCGATTTAACACTAGCCCACCAGGATCCCCCCTAGGACATCGAATGTCCGACCCCTCTATTGGCATTGGACATCCCGTGTCCGCCCCCCCCCGTCGCCCGCCCGCGGACCTCATGTGCCGCCCACGCGAAGCCCATGTGCGCCCCCCAACCCCGGAACCTCATGGTGCGGTATTCCAGATTCTCCATACGCCATACGGAATTCGGAATTCGGAATCCCAGAATCGGGAATCGGGGTACAGCGATTTCTCCATGCCATGAAAGATTCCCCCTTGACGAGGAGGATCATGGTGCGGTAGGTTCACCCCATCGCCGCATGGAGCGGTGGTAAATCAACGAACGATATGAAACAAACCAAGGAAGAGCTGATCGCGCTGATCAGCGATTACGCGAGCAAGATCAACGGTTCTGTGCAGCAGGCCAAGTCTAGGTGGATGGACGAGCGTGAGTACGAGGACTGGAGTGGGTATGACGAGTACCTGCGGAAGTCTGCGGAGACTGCTGGGATGGTGGCGGTTCGGACCCAGAAGCGTCCGTTCGGTGTTGTGGTGCGGGTGCCCGGTGTTTCGGTCTGCGATGTCTTGGTGTACTGCGATGCCCGGTACACGGGATGGAAGGCAGTGGCCTCCAAGGGAGGTGCGCTGTGATCAGCATTGTCGCCACGTTCCGCAAGCCGGATGGAGAGATCGAGAAGGACTTCAGCTACCATGAACCGATCAGCGAGGCCCGCGAGGCTGCTGAGGAGGATGCTCATCGCTACGGGTGGGAGTTCCTGAGTGTGGAGGTAGCGGAGGAGGTTCAATGAAACCCCGAGTTCTTGTTGCGTGTGAGTACAGTGGCCGGGTTCGCGATGAGTTCGCGGCCCGAGGCTGGGATGCGTGGAGCTGCGATTTCGAGGAGTCGGACACGGTGGGCCAGCATTACCGCGGTGATGTGCGGGATCTTCTCAAGCAGCACTGGGATATGTTGATCGCGTTTCCGCCATGCACCTACCTCTGTGGAAGCGGCATGCACTGGACTACCCGGGGGCTTCGCGACCCCAAGCTGACCGAGGAAGCACTGGCATTCGTCCATCTGTTAATGAATAGTGGTGTCCCCTGTATAGCAATAGAGAACCCAATAGGTGCTATCAACACTCGTATATGCAAACCCACTCAGATAATCCAGCCGTATCAGTTCGGAGATGACGCGAGCAAGCGCACCTGTCTCTGGCTCAAGAACCTTCCACCGCTGGTTCCCACCGACATCCTGCCGCTACCGCCATCCGGTAGGTGGGCCAATCAAACCCCTAGTGGCCAGAACAAACTCGGTCCCAGTCCAACCCGCTGGAAGGAGCGTTCCAAGACCTATCCCGGCATCGCCCGCGCCATGGCCGATCAATGGGGTTCCGCTCCCTACACTCCATCCGAGCATCAAACGCTCTCCTAGACCCCTCCAGACTCCAGCGCGGGGCATTCGCTTCCATCCATCCAACCACCACCCCGTACCCTGACCCCGGCGAGGAGAAGAAAATAGAAAATCCAAATAGGGGGTCCAAGCGAATGAGCGATTTCGTAGTTGAGTTTAGTTTACTGTGGTTGCCCCCCATTGCCTTCAAAGCAATTAAGGGGGAGCAACCATACCCCTATTGAGAGGGGTTAGTGGGGGCGTTCCTAGGGGGGAGTAAATTCTTAGAAAGGGGGGCCACATAGGCCGATAGACTACCCCCTAGGGACTACCCCTAGTTGGGAATTAGGTCGATGTGGGCGCGGTAGGCGGCGAGGAGCTTCCGGTGCTTGTTTTCGAGGGTCTCCAGCCGGATCTCCAGCATCCGGATACGATCCGAATCGGTGTGGCGGATGGAGCGGTTGTCGATGCCGTGCCATGTCCGGTCGAGCCTATCGAAGACGATGATCCGACGCTTGCGAAGCTCATTGAACAACTTATTGGCCCGCTCGATATCGCATGATATCCCACTGGCTATGTGCATAACCACCTCGCTGGAAGCAATGATCTTATCATGCTTAAGCGGCGGCATCTTCCCGAACTGATCGCGGTATTTCATATACTGTCTTTCCTCTTGGCCTTGTTGTTGAACGGTTTCTTCTCCTTGAGCTGGGCACCGGTGATGACTAGCGGGTTGTATTCCTCCCACTTGATTCGATCGGTACCGTGCTGGAGGTTGATGATGGGTTTGGGAAGCCGCCCTCCACGCTTGCAGAAGGCTAGCTGGAAGCGTCGAGGCTTGAACTGGCCTACCTCTGCCAGAACCGCGATCTCACGCGCCCAATTGGCAAGCTCCGAGGATCCGAAGCCGGCGTGAGCGAGTTCCATAGTGGTCATGGGTTCACCGTCCTTGCGCTGGGCTTTGGAGATGTGATGCATCCAGATCCAAGCGACCTTGGTTTCTTGAAGGATGGGCTGGAGTTTGTTACGCAAGAACACGCTGACCTCGCCCTGGTCGCTGAGATCACCGCCGAAGTAACTGAACAAAGGATCGGCCACGATGACATCGAGCTTGGATTTGTGGATGAAGCGGCGGGCGTAGGCGAGGAACTGGTCGCCGGTACGGACGGCCTCGGTCCTAAACTCTAGCTGTTGCTGGAGCATCTTCATGTCGCCCCCGCTAAGGTTGAGACCGAACCCTACGCCTTGGAATGCCTCGGCGAGGTCGCCCTTGTCGTTCTCGGCTTGGATGACTCCGATCTTGAGGGGCTTCACCGGGGCGATACCGAAGAAGTCCTTGCCGAGTGCCCACTGGATGACGATCTGCATCATCAGGCTGGACTTCCCGATCCCGGTACCACCGCTGACGATCATGGAGGAGCCGCGGGTAAGCCAGCGTTGGCCGATCAGGTTGTCCGGATCGTTGGATGAATCGAAGGATATGAGATCCTTGATCGAGACCACCGTGGATTGATCATCATCGGTTTCCCGGGAGGTGAGGTAATCCTCCCATGAAGCGGAGCCGAGGTTAGTGGCCAACAGCTTCTGTTGGGAGGTAGGGCTACGCCATGCGCCCGGGAGCCGGGAGTAGCGCGAGGGGTTCTTGTTCTTGGCATCGATGCCCGGGATGCTGCTGTAGATGATATCCCGGCGGATGTCCCACTCCTTGCGATTGGGCGCATCTACGCGGACCCAGGCATGGATGGACTTACCACCGCTATCGATGAGTACGGTGATCGGGAGGCCCGAATCGCGGAATAGCTTCTCCTGTTCAGCCTTGGGCTTGTCATCGAACTCCACCAGGACATGGCGATACGCGCTGACATCGTTGTCGGAGCCGCTGTAGAGGTTGGGCCGGAAAGGATTGATGCGAACGAAGATCCCCTCGCGTTCCGGTGATAGGATGCGGGATGCCGGATCATCGAATCGGGCGATCCAATCTTCAACGGGGATGAATGATCCAGCAGTGACTGGCCTACCATCTTCGACCGCGTCACAGATGCAGACCACCTCGGTGGCAGCGAAGGCGGCTTGAAGGAACCGCTTGAACTCGCTGGCTTGAGGATCGGGCGGTGTGGTTGGTGAGGCCGTCACCGGCCTCTTGAATGATACCTTGGTGATATCGAAGGGGGCGGTTGAGGGGGAGACCCCTGACTGAAGGAGATGGCCGGCTGGTTTGGAGTGAGACTTGGAAGCGGCCTCGCGGAGTTTGTGAGTCAGTTCGCGATCGGACCAAGGTGGTTGGCAGTATTGATTCCAGTTAGAGAGCAGGGCCAGAGCATCGCCCTCCGAGAGCTGGAAGCCGTGTACGAGGCCGACGGCGGCAGTGTAGGTAGTTGAGTGTCCGGACTGGCCAGAGACGGCTGGCGGCACCTTGGAAAGCCAAAGGGCCGCACGTTGGTGCGGTGTCATATCGTTGTTTGTTTGGGACTGATCGTTGGGGGCTACTTCATTTTGTCTATCTTCATCAACCGTTTGATGGCTTGAGTTTTGGGGGAATAGGTTCCGGTCTTTTTAGTGCTGGGCTTGGCGGCGTAGGGGGCGGCGGGCTTGACTTTAGCTTTCTTCATAGGGTTTGAACTTGGTGTGGAATTCCGAGGTGAGGCGAACATAAATCCTGTTGTCTCTCTGGTAGATGATGACGGGTGCTTTGAGTTCTGCGAGCCGATATTGGCCAACATGAAGGACCGTGACTATGACTCCAGAGTTGGATCGATTGACGAACCGGGAGGGTGGGAGAGCTGAGGGATTTTCCATATGCGACGTTCTATTGGTTCGGGGTAAGCGATCCAGCCTTTAGCGATTCCCCAAGCAATTATCTGAGCGGACTGCTCAATGAGCCGGCGGTTCTCATCGGTGATGATGGTTCGTTCATCTTCGGTTATGGGGCCGGGTTTCTTGTTATTTGAGAGGCGGGATTCGTACCAGGGTTGCTCTTGCCTTGGGGTCTTCATGGGGTGATGAGGCGCGCCAAGATACAGTTGCAGTAGGAACCCTTGGTCTTGGCGTTACATCTACCATGATGCACAGGGTTGGATACGATGTGGGTAGTGAGGTCGCTCGTGAGCTGGACCAGCTCAAGGAGACGAGTGGATGCTTCTGCACAGAGCGCATTGGGGATTCCATCTTGGGTATCTAGTTCGGCTGAAAGGATATTGAGCGCGTTGACGAGGTCGTGTGTTGAGGACGTTTTCATTTTTGTTTGTGGACTACGATTCCATTGCCCTTTGAATCAACCAGTTCTACGGATCGAACGCTCTCCAAGCGGGCCAAGGTCTTGATCATCTCGATGGGATCATGGGCTTGGGACACGCAAGTGAGGTGGATATCACCATCTCCGTAGTTGGTCTTTAGATTCTCTTCGGTTCGATCACGCACCACTCGGATGGTTCTTCCATCTGAGAGATGGACCACCTTGATGGATTCGACGAGTGGGAATGCGTGACGGCTCATTGCTTGGAAGTTTTGCCGCAATGGGGGCAGTGCCGGCCTAAGCCGGGATCGGCGGGTAGAGTACCAAGCCACGAGCACAGATCGTGGTAGGATCGAACACCGAAGTTCGGCCACTTGAACGGTACGATGTCACGGTTATGGATTGCATGGATGGCGGTCTCCTTGTCTTTGATGCCAAGCTTCTCCATCAGGTTGGCGTTACGAGAGCTGAGACCCGCGGTCCATTTGTTATTCGAGGCATCCCGCTTCTTGCCGGCGGCGATGATCTGGAACACCCGTTGCTTTGAGATGTTCATAACATGACCGATACCCTTGTATGTGAGTCCATCAGCTCTTAGTGCGTTTACCTTATCTATTGAGTCGCTGGTTTTCATGTATGTTGACTTGAGATGCTTTCTTGTTTTGCGTTTAGGTACTTTATCTATTGCAACGGTATCTGGATCGCTCGATACCGTTTGTATGCTTTGTGGCACTGGACACACAGGTCGCTTTGTGTTGTGCATCCGCATCCCAAGCATGCGGCCAATTCGTGACATAACAGTTTCCATCGTTGTAGTTCCTCTATTGTTTGTTTGGTTGTTTGTTCTTTATGTTCCATACGCATGAATGCGAGATACCGTATTTCTTGGCCAACTCCCTGTAGGTGAATGTTGAGTTATCCCTGAGAATCGATTCTCTGATCTTTACTGGAACAGCTTCCCACCGCCGGTAGATCAATGGATCAGGGGCTTTGAAGGCGGGAACTGGTCCCAACATCTTCGCCATTGACTCCTTCGTCAACCCTAATTCTTGCAGTAGACTCATTTTCAATCTACTCGCTCTTCATCGGCGTGGACTGAACGCCATTGTAGGCCACTGTCTTTGGTCGATAGATGCCCACCTGTTCGGTTTCTTCGACCCATGAAGGGCCACCGCGAATATGGAATATGCAGGAAGACATTCCGTTCCATGATTTCGTAGATGATTTGGCTGATGTGTAGGCAGATCCAAACGTAGCGTTCAAGTCGTCACTGCTCATCGCTTTAACATTTGCCCAATCAAGATCGCCTGCATGCCACAACTTGAAGCCTAGCTCCAGCGGTGCGACAACCTCTGCAATACCGGGGAAGTGCCACACCCACTCGTCATGGGATGATGCATCACCGCTCATAACAGCATAGCACTGGTAGTTGCCAAGCGGTACGGAGCCACTGCCCCAGTCGCAGCTCTCGCCGGGTTTGAGGACCGCGCTCCTAGTAGGATGGTCGTTGCATTTGGGCTGCTCAAAAAGAGCAACAAGGACGGGGACTTCGGTTTGGTTTTCGATTTTGATTCGGACGCTCATGTCAGTAGGTGTTTGATGATCTGATTTCGCTCTTTACCCTTCGCTCGCAGAATATTCTCCAGAATAACGTGAGGATTCACTGTGCTAACGTGCTTCCATTCTGGATTGCCGTCGATGTGCTTGGCTGTGTCCAGACTCTCTACGCGGACAATGCCGTTCCATGCGTGGACGTAGATGAATGCGGGGCTGTCTTTCATTTGGACTCCTTCTCATTCCACAGCAGCAGATCCGCTCTCATTGCGTCGTTCTCGGTTTCGAGTTGCGTGATGTAAGCCAGTCGTACTGCTGCGAGTTGTTTCAAATCACGCACAACAGTAATGCCCTCCTGAACGTCATCGGTTCCGAGTAGATGGCGGAACTCC